TCAAAAGCCATTGTTAATTTGGATTGTGCGCCTTGCGCACGTTTAGCTACTGCCATGTTATCCTCCTATTAATATTCAACGTGACCGCCGATTACGTGCGGTATTTCTATAGTGAATGTGGCCTTACCTGGATACACAGGGCGCCACGATACATTATCCGTTTCATAGTCAATGTTAATGACTGGATAATTAGGGTTGACGGCCATAATACATTCAATGAGTAACTGGCCAAGTTCATCGGTTTCAAAGGCCCCTGTATAGGTAATGACACGGCCATTACGCTCCGCTTCCTTCCGATGTACGCCCCATACGAGTTGGAGCGTATACGAATAGGAATCCGCAAGCCCCTCGGACTTGCTATCCATAAGGACTATAACGCATGGACAATCCTCCTCAAGAGGAGCCCCTGCATCGTCATACCCTACGAATATGGATAGGTCTTTACCATACTTTGCTTGGCAAAACTCATTGATACGATCATTATCCTTAATAGCCTCAACCCAACGATTCGCAATCACTGCGAGTGGAATTGTTTGCATAGCTACCTCACTTTGTATACTCGATTACTAGAGCCCCATGAGGTATTACCGAGTGCGTACTCGCCGATTTTCTTTTCAAGAAACGGTACGAGTTTAGGTTGAAGGGCGTTACGCATCGGCCCGAAGGTTTCACGGGGTTTAATGGTGAAGGTCGTTTTCCCCTTGGCCAACTGGAACCCGTGCGCAAATAATTTCTTACGCATGTTCTCTGTTATTTCCTTGGTGTAGCCCTTCTCTATCTGTTCCCCTAATTTTTTAGCGGAATTAGATAACCATCCAACTTTGACCGATTCAGACTTAGCGTCGTACTGGTACCCTACGGCCCGGTACATTTTGCCGAGTGGCGTGTATCCAACCGTGCCGGCTTTTACACCACTCGCGATAAGTTCATCACGAGACTTATGTGTCCATCCTTCGCGGTCCGCCTTACCGCCTTTTCTGTATGCTCTTCTAACTTTGGCGCCGAATGCTGCTTCGAGTTGTGCCCTCATAGCCGGTGGCATAAAACTGGCGTATTTCTTACCGCCTGGCGCTCCGGATTTGATGCCTTCCTTAATGGCTTTAGACATCATGAAGCCCATGGACTTCATCGCCTTACGCATCCAGTCTGGTTTCGTTTTAGCGATAAATTCAAGATACGGTGTAGCTCCATCATTAATGGTGATAGGCTCATTACTCAAGGTCTCACCGTCCTTACATTGGCCACGATTTCTAGGCAGTGCATCCTATCATCACTATCGGAGATATGATCCACATACCACTTCTTGCCGTGGATATAAATTTCATCCTTCGCCTTAGGGAGTGGTATATCCTTAACACGCACCCAAATTTTCGCCTTATCAGCTAATCCGGTTACGAATCCTGAGCCCTTGCCATCGTACTCACCGATTTCCACGCTCGCCTTGATGGTCTTACCTTCATATGTGATTTTCTCACCAAATGCCCCCAGGAGGACGTTTTCATCGTATGTATACATATTTGTACCTCATAGGTTTAACGGGGGCATGTGGCCCCCGTTATCCTCATAATATAGCTATTGACTATGCGCCAACTTTGACAGCTTGCACTAGCATAACGGTAACAGTATCTTGTGTAGCAGTTTTAGGCGCTACTGCGATACCCAATGGTTTACCGCCAGATTTAACAGCTTTGTCTGTATCAAAGTTAACTACGTCGCCGACTGCAAAAGTATCAGTTTTATTAGCTGTTACTTTGAATACTCCGGATACTTTAATGGCGCCGACTTCACCGACTTTTAAATCCGTGATAGCCACACCGTGAAGTGCGCCAGCTTCTACGATATTACCGGCTTTGACTTCTGCAGTTGCAGTAATGTCAATGCGGTCAGTTTCTTGTACGAATTGTGTCATCATATATCGTTACCCCCTAATTATTTACCAGCATTTTTGTAAAGGCCACGGAAATCAAGTGCACGTACACCTACGTCCAATGCAACCTTATATTCGATACCGTCTACATCGAAGCCTTGACGAGTTTCTAAGCGTGGAGCTTCTACGCCGTTCAAGAATGTAGTTTCAATAGTATCGTGTTGAGTTGCATCCGCTACCAAGTACCATGCATCTGGGTCAGTGATTTCTGCATCAGCGATAACAGTGAATCGACCTTTGTATGGGTTAACCACACCGGAGTTAACACCTGCCACGTCTGCAGTGGAGTTCATGAGTTGGTATGCTACCATTTCAAGTTCAGGTGGAACGATTAAGTATTTAGGTGTGATATTAAGCGTAGCCGTACCTTGGATACCCTTTTGACGACGCATAGCAGTTACTGCTTTAGCAATAGCTTTTACGCTTAATGCTTCACCAGTTGTCGCAACGTTACCGTGTTTGCTATTGAACAATGTAACGCCATCTTCCATTTCTACGTTACCTGTCAATTGTGCGTATACCATTTTGTTAACCAAACGTTTAGCCGCGGAGCCAAAACGAGTTGCGATAGCGGAGAACATACCAAGGTCATCGTTGATGATAGCTTGACGTGTTAAGCTGAACAATTTGCCGTAAGTAGCGACTTTAGTACGCGCGGAAGTTTCACCGAAAGTCATAGCTTTGAATTGGCTACCTTCTGGAACTAATTCCAAGTCGCCTGCTTCAGACAACGCTACGCGTGTAGCTTCTTTGAAGTCGCGGTTGGAGCCTTTTCCAGCCCATAATTGGTAAGTGGTTTCTGCTTCGTTAAAGCCATTCATTACGGATTTATTTGCCAAGTTAGACATGATAGCAGGGAATGTGGATGTGGAGTTAATAGCTTCACGAGCCAATTCCAAATTATCGCCAAAGTTAGCACGAAGGCCTTCACGTTGTAATGCTTCACGTGCTAATTCAACTAAGGAATGTGCGCGTAATTCGTTAGCACCTGGTGCCGGTTCAGCTACTTGAATACCTGCCGCCATTAATACTGCATCTTGTGCAGCTGCGCGGAATTTATCGGATTCGGATTCGCCCATTTTAACGGACACGCCTGCGTTACGTGCACGTAATTGGTCCATAACCATTGCACGTGCTTCGTCAACGGATTTGCCCAATACGATTGCTTCGTCTGCGCCTTCAACGTCGAAGTCGCGGAACATAGCAGTAATTTCAGAAGTACGTTTACGTTCTTCTTCCATAGCTTTCGCCAATTCATCTTTGGTGATACCACCTTCAACTGGAGCGGATTTCACTTCTGAAGTTTCAGTTAATTTTTCTTGTTCATCCATACCTTTGTTTTCCTCCTGTGTGTCAATATTTGTATGAATTTGAATATCATCTGCACTGCGACCTACGCCGACCGTAGGGTCTGCAGGTACGGATACAATGCTGATTTCTAAAGGTTCCCAATCGGTGATGACGTATGCCGGGCCTGTGAAACGGCCATTCGTGGATGTAGTACTATCATCTTCTAACACTTCATAGCGTTTAATAGAGTAACCAACGCTAACCCCTTGAAGTGTACCGGATTGGACTTTCTTAAAGATGGCGTCGGATTGTTCATCTTCATCAAAGCGTACTAGCGCTTTACCTCGATTATCTTCAATCCACACCTTTTCGATATGCCCCACGACCGCATCACGATCATGGTTAAATAGCACGGTGCCTAAGCCATCGTTAAATCTATCGAGATTGATACATTCTTCATCATGGCAAAGGATTTCATCGCCGAACCAACGGCCATATGGCGTTTCGGAGGAGAAGGAAAGTTCTACCGTCCGATTGTCGGAGTCGACTTGGTCAATCGTAGATTCACGGCAATACTTACCATAAATGCTACGTTTTTCATTTTCGTCCATTGTTAGCCATCAGCTCCTTCCTGTGATTGTTGGACGTTATTGTCACTATCTGGGTCCATCAATGGTTGCAACTCACTGGAATAATCTAGTAACACCCCGAGCTCCTTGGCTCTATCCTGTTCGAGTTTCCGTTGTTCAAGAACTTCTTCCCAATCACGTCCAGATGATGCGCACACATCCTCTAAAGTTGTAAGACCGGATTTAATCGCCTCTTTATTGGCGTTAACTTCCTTAACTGGGTCTATCCACGACCAACCTGGGGCGAGCCAAGATACTTCTTGGTACTTGTCCTTATTCGCCAAGTAGTCAGATGGTAGTTCACCGGCTAGGTACAATGCGTCAATAAAGGCTTTCCAAATCGGCATGCAAAAGTGTGCGATAACAAATGTTTGCCATTGTCGGAAGGTCTTTTGGTCCTCTAACAGATTTTGCCTTGCTGCTGAGAAGTTACCTGATATATTACGAGCCACGATATCCGCGCTCATTCCTAGACCGGAGGATATTCTCCGTGTCTGAGTTGCCGAGTATTCGCTTGCAGTTCCTGCATTACGCTTAGGGTCTGCAAATTCAATGGATTCACCAGGACTAAGGTGTCTAACCATACCTGGTGCTAGGGTCATATTAGGACGTCCTTTACTATCCCTAGGTAGCGTCGCCGTTTGACGTGCTGAATTTTGAGACGTTATGAACGCGCTATAACATGCCGATACACGTGCAGCAATTAGGTCTGCATCCATGTATTCGTCAATATCGTGGATACGACGAAGGACTAATGCCAGGTGGCTCATCCCTCGAAGTTGAGAGGTACGAGTCGGCTTGAATAATAAAAACGCCTGGTTAGTAGTTAGCCGTAGTGCGTCGAAACTGCGTAACCCCATTGGATCGCTTTGATATACGTGATACGCAACTGGTCTCCCATATTCGTTAACCTCCACGCCGTTGATGATGTTATTCTTACCATGTTGTAGGCTAACCGCTCCGATATTCTCTGCCTCAATCAATTGGATTGATAGTGGCAAGTACTCACCTTGTGCGGTTTTGTTGACTAGAATCTCGCCATCATACAGCATCCGCCGTAGTGCGATAGACTGCAATTCGTAAAAGTTGGACAGGCCTCGGACATCCGCGTTTTCAGCGTCAGTCCATTTGTCCCATGCTTTTTCGATTTTGTTGTTTAGGTTCGTATTTAACTTACCTTTACCGCTTCTTACCTTAGCCTGTGGCTTTATCCCAACGCCAATAACGTTACGAATTAAAGCCGTTACCACAGACTCAGCTAAGTCGCTGTTCATTTCAGCTGCACGAGCTCGACCTCGAATAAGATCACGTGCACCGGTGGCCAACTGTTCTGCGGTGCCATAAGCAGGTTGCCAGTCACTGCTCAATCGGTCCATTGACGCCGCATCATATTGGCGGATGGCCTCTCGTGCTGCGATACGATTAAGCGCTCTCTCAGGGCTAACCCAACCGATTACCTTATCTAAGATATTCATCGTCCACCCCATGTCACGTATGCATCACTTTGGAAGCCGTTCGCTTCCTCATGAACACGTTGCATCAGCGTTTGTTCGCGTGCATATAACACAGGAAGGTCAATCGCTTTGAACCGCTTACCGCCAATCTGTAACTCGGAGTATCCTTTTGTTTCGATATCCTCGATGACTTCACGGATACGGTCCAATTGTTCGTTTACATCGCTCATGGTTCACCTCCTTATCTAAACCAATGGTTCGTATTACCCATTCCTACACCGTAGTCGATATCCTCGGTGATAGGATTGGATTCTTCATATTCTTCGGGTTCCGTTAAGTACTTCACCCCTGCAATGTCTGCGACCGCAGCATTGTATGTACATGTATCTAGCAAGTGATTCGTAGGATGCCCGGTAAGTGGTTTCCACTGCACCGTAACTTCACCCGTTTTCACGTTGCGGATTTCTTGTTTTTCCTCCGACCGGAGATGGTCGGTATATTCCTGTGGACAATCCTTGAACAGATGGATTGTGCCGACCTCCTCAGTTGGCCGTACCATCCGCGCAAATATGAAGTCCTTCCAGTAGTCCGTGTTAAGGACGTACAATTTAAGCCCGCCGATAACGCCCTTTTCAACGCTAGACATGGAGTACGGCGCCGTTAGGGTCTTATGATTTGACGAACCTTTTAACGGAATACATATTTCAGGGAATCGTGCACAGAATTGGTACACCTCATCAGTTCTGAAGCCTGAGTCAATGCCCGCCTTCATCACCTGTCTAGGTTCCCCATATTCTGTTGGATATTCCCTGTTGACTATGATCTCCTCTAAGTCATCCCATGTACTAGCCTGGCCATAATCGATAAGATAGGACTTCACGCCTGGCGCATAGGCCCTGACCTCCCACCAGAAGTGGTCAAGCTGTACGTCAACACTAGCAATAAGTAGTGTTGCCTTATCTGGTACTACACCACGGTCATAGGTTGATTCCGTGAAGTGTAGCGTCTGCGTACTTTTCGTCTTGGCGCTTCGCCAAGGTTCTGCTAGCCAAGAATTGATAAAGTTCATAAGCTGGTCCGGGAAGTCTTTTGATGTAAAGAACTCGTACGCAACTTTCCCAAAGGCTATCCAAGGAGAGTACAAGGACGATAAGTGGTAGCCAACCGAACGCACTCGACAATCGGGCTCATTTTCGGTTCGCCATTCTCCGTTACGGAGCATATCCATCTTATGCTTATCGTGTATCGCTTTCTTACAATGCACGCATTCATAATAGGCGGTGTCCCTGATGCGGTCCTTATTGCCTTTAGCCTCATCGGGCCATTTAATCTGTTTGAA